CTGTTTCATCCGCGCCTCGACGCGTTTCCGAAACGCCTCGTCCTGCTGCATCCGCTGCTGCACATCCGGCGACCCCTGTATCCACTGTTGAATTACCTGCATGCCGATCTGCGGCGGCGTGCCGAGCTTGATGTCCTTGTTGAACCCGGCGAAGATTTGCGAGAGGTCGCTCTGCTCCTCGCTCACGATCTTCTGCTGGCCGACCGCGGCGGGTTGCAGGATGCGCTGGGCGATGTTCGGGTCGATGGCCTCCAGTGCCACCTGAAGCAGTTCGGAGTAATTGGCCACGCCGTCTCGGTCGAGGGTCTGCACCGCCTGAATCACCGCCGCCAGCTTCTCGCCCATCAGCTTGAAGTCCATCGACTGCACATCCCACGAAAGATAAAAGTCAAACGACTCGTCGGTATCCCCCTTGTCGAAGCGCATCGGCTCGGCCTCGTTCAGTCCGATCACCCTGAAAAAAACCTGCTCGTCACCAAATTTCTTATACAACTTGAAAACCTGATTGTAGGCTTTCGACCAGCCCGACATAAACTTGTCCACCTCAAACTGGTTTTCCAGCGGCGAGAGCACCGGATCGCCTTCGGTCGAAACCATGCCGTTGTATTCCCGGAACGACGCGCTCAGGCGGTCTTCGGAATCGTTTGTGATGGGGTCGAACGCCGGGCGGTCGGCATAGTGGTATTCGTTCGGACGGCGTTCGGGCACCTGCGCACCGGGTCCCCATTTGGTCGGGGGACGGCCCACCGGAAAGAGGAGCGGTGGCAGAATCGCCAGCGATGCGGCATCGCACCGCGAATCCTTGTGCGCTTTTATCTGGTCTTGGTAAGACTTGCCGGGTTCTGGAATTCCGCGTGAGTCGAGGAGCTTACGGGAAAGGTATTCCCGCCGGTGTAATACGAATGGATACTGTCCGTCCGAGTCGCCATAGAGTTCGTGCTTGGCGTATCCGTCATGCGCCCCATCCGCATCGTCTGCTGGGGGTAGGTCAGGATTGAAGATGGTGAGATAGATACCCGAGTAACCGTCTTCGTCCGATTGTCGTTGGTAGGCATAAACAACACCGATCTGGTCGGTGAACCGCTCTTGGGTGTAAATGAATGTGCGGTTGGAAATCTGGTTGTAGCTCGTGTCGCCCAGAGTGGCGATCCGGCCCTTGCATTTCTTGATCGCCTGCTCCACCCATGCCTCGTTCCAGCCGTCGGTTTTCACGAGGCTGCGCAGCCGCTCCGGCGAGAAATACTGCACGCGGTAGATGGCCGGGCAGCTTTCGAGATCGGTGGCGGTGGCAGGGATAAAAAGGTCGTTATCGAGATTGAAGGCACGGATCACCGGGTAGCTGCGTTCCTTCCCGAGCGTCGGCACCGTGGTTTTCCCGGTGGCAGTGAGTTCCTCCAGCATCTTCTTCGCCTTCTTTTTCGTGCAGCCGTAGATTTCCTCGAAGAGTGCCACTAGATCATCGGCAATGGGCTCGATGCTGCCGAGCGCCTTGATTGCCTGCGCAATCTGAGGATACTCCTGCACGAGTTCCTGCACACTAACGGTCTTGAGGATTTTCTCCTGACGCTTTTCCCAGAACTGGCCGGTAACGGCAACGCCTTTTTCATTGAGATAATTGGCCAGCAATTCCTCCTCGCGGTCGAGACTCGGAATTTGGGTGCGAATCAGCCACCGCATAAAGTTGCTGACCACCTTGGCCCGCTTGATGTCGTTGCCCTCGATGGGCACCGCGACAAGATTGGCCTTGCGAACGGCCATGCACTCCATCGCCACTTTCTTGTTGATGACATTATCCGTGAGGAAAACCCGCAGATCGGAAGCGCCATCCCACGGTGTCGGGCTGATCTTGCCGTTGCTCTCGCGGGCGTGTTTCTTGCCATCTGCCGACTGGCCCGGCCAGATGGCGAAGCGGGTCTCGTAATTCTGCCGGCATTGGTCGATAAATGGCCTGACATCGGTGACGCACTTGTTGAACGCGTTCTTCAGGGCGACAAAATCAGGGCCATCTTCCCCGGTGGGGGCAAGCTGGAGAGAATTGTCGCTATTGCTGGTGTAGCCGGTGCCGGAGATCGAACTCACTGGCCCAACGTAGAAGCAAAACTAATACACCTGTCAATAACTGAACGTCTGCGCAGAGCCCTGCATATCCAGCTTGTCATAGAATTCAGGGTTGCTGACGCAGATGTAGCGAAGCGCATCGACCGGGTCTTTGGTCGCCTCATCCTTGCCGCCCTTGGCCGTGTATTCCTGCATGGCGTAGATCAGGTTTTGGCAGCGATCCGAGATGAACAGGTGCGGTGAATTCAGCGAGTCCATTGGCTTCTTCTCATCGTAGCTGAGGAGATTATTTATCATCTGCAAGCCGTTGTCGATGTCCACGCCGGGAGCCGGGATTACGAGCAGGTTTTGATCGTCCAGATCGCTGATAATGGTGGTTGCCCCCTCGTCCGACTGACGCTCTGCCGCACCCATGCGCGGGTCGATAAACCGCTCGTAGATCGTCTCGCTCTCCTCGGCAGCCCGAATGATCTCAACATAGTCCCTGATACCCTTCTTGCTTCCCTTCTGGGCCGGTCCCGGCCTGCCCTCGGCGTTGGCCCCCGGCTCCGCCCAGTTGTCGTAGTCCGGCCACTCCCGGTAAACCCAATACGTGCCTGCGGCGTCGATGGCGACCCAGAGCATGAACCAGTTTTTGGAGCCCGCCGGGTCAATCGACATGTAGCGGGTGACGGCGTATTCGACCTTATCCCCGTTTTTGTCGGTTTTCAGGTTGGCGTCCAGCCACGGAAGCTTTTCGTGCGGAATCACGTTCACCTCGCGGTTGAAACCGGGGAACACGCTCGTCAGCGATTTGGTCGGGATGCCGTAGGCGCGGGCCATGATTTCGTCCCTCGGCTTCCCCCGGATTTTGTCGCTGAAATCCTGCACGTCGATAAACGGATTGGCCTCGGTATGGAAATAGTAGATACACATTCCCGGCCATTTGGTGCTTTCCTGAATCAGCGGCACCGGCACGCCTCCGAGCAGCGGGGCCGGGGCACTGCGCAGGGTCTTCACGTTGCCCAAGAGCTGCTGCACGAGGGGCGTCCAGCCGTTGATCGTCGTGAACGTCAGAATAATCCGCCCGTGATAGTCGGAGGTGCGGTAGTTGAGCGTCTGGAAGAGTTTCAACGGGATTTCCTCGTCGGCCCAGATCACATGCGACTTGAACCCCTCGGCCATCTTTTCGTCCTGCGAATACTGGGCGTAGTTGTTGAACTTGATGTAGCCTCCGCGCTGTGCGCCCGGCAGCGGCGGAAAAATGCAGATGTCGTCCGTGAACCCGTTTTTCTGGCTGAATTGCAGGTTGTGGTTGATCCCCTTTTTGGTCGGAAGGTTCTTGATCGCCTCGGGGATGGAGAGCCAGACGGCGCGCTGCTGGTCCTCAACAGAACGGTCTTTGTTGACATGCATGGCGCGCACTTCCGCGTTCGGAATGGAGCAGGCTGCCCAAACACACAGTCGGGCGGCAAGCTCTGATTTCGACGCGCGATTACCACCTAAAATGATGTGTGTATGATACTTACGCCAATTTGCCATGACTTCCTGCCACATGGGAATGGTCCATCCGCAGGCGATGGGGTTGGCGATGGCGCGGGCCTCGCACTCCTGCCGGAGTTTGACGTAGGCGGCTACCTCGTCAATTGAGCGGTTATCCCAATGGGAATTGGGCAGGACCGGCACCCACGGCAGCCCGAAATCAGGCTGAAAATCGTCAGCGAAAGCTTGGCGGGCCATTTAAGCGAGGCGATAGCCTTGGTAGTGGCATTTCTTGCATCTCACCGTCTTCTGCGGCGGGTTGACGGCCAGCATGTAGTTCGGAGTCCAGTCGTAAAGTTCCTTGCCGCATTTGGGGCACGCCACCCCGTTTTTACGGGGTTCGTTGTTGAAGGGATCGCGATGCTGGTCGCGCATGATCGCATTGTGTTCCTCTAGGGTGATGAGCTTGGGCATTGGGTTGGCGGAAGGATGGCGGGGCCGGTTTTGCCTAGCAAACGCTTTTTGCGCGGCTCCGCTTTGTAGTAGGAAATCTAATACATATTCCGTCCCGCGATGCGGGATTGTCAACCAGCCCAAAACCGGGCAATGGTAGTTCCGCATGAAAACACCCGTCCGCGCCAAGCTTGCGCAAGAGATCAAACTCTCGATGGAAATCCAACTGGGTATTGCCCAGCTTCAAACCATGGTTCTCGCCACCCACAAACGCATCGCCAAGCTCCGAAAAAAACTAACCAACGAAACCAAATGAGTTACACCCGCCCCAAACTCGCCTTCCACGTCTTCCGCTCCCCCAAAAACGGACACTACTACTTCCACCTTAAATCCCGCAACGGCAAGATCGTCATCCAATCGGAAGGCTATAAAACCAAGGCGGCCCGCCTGAAAACGATCATGCTGCTGCGCTTTCACACCGAACCTGCCGGTTACCATGAAAAATCCGCCAATTAAAAAACCAATCCTAGGAGGGTCTCGTGTCGGCAAGACGGAAAGAATCGGATTCGTAGAATCCGATTTTGGGACATTTTATCTTCACCCAGAAGCAAACTCCTTCCTCTCCGATCTCACCAAACAGGCAACAGACGATGGAAGGAAAACATCTGTCCGCCTCGCGAGGCGGAAGCTGAAGAATCTTCGGTCGGCTTTTTCAGCCATAAGCGAACTGGCCCACCTCCTGAAAATCGAACCCAATAGGGTAATAGTTGCTCAAGATTTTACCGACTTCATGCACTGGATACCATAACCACCCATGCGCCGCATCCTAATCGCCTCCCCGGTCAAAGACTCATTCCCGGTCTCCTACCACAAGGCGATCATCGAACTCCTCTTTGCCCCTCCCCCACCCGACTGCACCATCGACCTCATGTATTGCCAGTCCGGTGGCATCCATTTCGCCCGCGACCAGATCGCCACCTACGCCCTCCAATACAACTTTGACGAACTCATCTTTTGGGACACCGACCTCATCCCGAACGTCGCGATGTTCCACCGCCTCATCTCCCACGCCTCCCCCGACATCGTCTGCGGCTTCTACGCCAGAAAATCCCTCCCCACCCACTTCAACGTCCAGCGCATCCCCGGCAACACCCCAGACCCCGCCACCGGCCTTGAAATCGTCTCCCGCTGCGCCATCGGGTTCTCCAAGATCAAAACCTCCGTCTTCCGCAAAATCATCGCCGACACCCCCCACCGCGCCTACACCCTCACCAACGAGGGCGAGGAACCGGCCAAACACCACCAACTCTTCCCCTCCGAAATCGTCAACGGCGACTATTTTGGCGAAGACTACGGATTCCTCCACCTCGCCACCGCCTCCGGCTTCCCCATCCACCTCGACACCTCCCTCCTCATCCCTCACCGCGGTTCCATCGATTACCCCATCCTTAACCCCACCGTTCACGCCCTAGCCTCCGAATCTTGGCGATCCCAAGACACCCCTCCCCCTTTCTCCGCCATTAAAGACCCTTCCGCGCCCCTCTGGCCCGCTTCCTACTTATCCCCCACACTTTCCCCTGACCATTGCCGCGATGTCCTAGAAGGGGCCTACGACATCCCCTATAACCCCTCCACGCCACCAACCATCCTAGACATCGGGGCCAACATCGGCGCTTTTTCCCTTTGGGCCTCCCTCCGCTGGCCGGGATGCTCCATCACCGCCTACGAACCCCACCCTGACAACTTCGCCCTCCTCTCCTCCACTAAATCAAACCACTCCTCCCTCCAACCACTCGACTCCCTCCGTATCTACAACATCGCCGTCTCCGACCATGACGCCACTTCCTCTCCACTCAGAAACAACGGCTTAAACTGCGGTGAGTTCTCTCTCTATTCACCCCCAGAATCGCTCCTTCCAAGCGTATCAGTCCCTGTCATCGACGCCGTCCGCCTCCCCACCGCTGACATCCTGAAAATCGACACCGAAGGCGCTGAACTATCCATCCTTTCCCGTCTCCACGCCACCGGAAGACTATCCGATTTTCGCGCCATCGTCCTCGAATTCCACTCCGACTCCCATCGCTCCGCCATCACTCAACTCCTCACCTCTTCAGGCTTCTTCCTCCTCTCTCAACAAATCCACGCCACCCACCACGGCGTCCTCAAATTCCTCCTCCATGCCAAATAACCTAGAAAAAAACCTATCCACCCTAGCCGCCTTCGCCCTTCTCGCCGTTGCCTTTTCCTTCTACGCCTTCTCCCTTTACGCCCTCTGCCACTTCATCTTCAAATTCTGGTAATCCCCACTCCCTCCCCTCCCTCCCCTCCATGCCTCCCCCTCAAAAAATCACCAAGGATACCAAAAAACTCATGGCCCGCGTCGCCGACGCCGTCACCGGCGGTCGCACCCTAAAAGAAGCCACCAAGGAACTCTCCGTAGACTCCCGCCGCGCCCTCTCCCAAGCCATCAAAATGGACGTAGACCAATGGCGCGCCCAATTCGCCCAAAAACTCCGCACCTGCTCCGACCTCCTCATCGACGACCTCATCGCTCGCAAAGACGAACTCAAAGCCTCTGAACTCGCCTTCCCCATCTCCGTCTGCTTCGATAAAGCTTCCTCCCTCGACGGTCGCTCCCAACTCGCCTCCTCCTCCGTCAACATCCAAGTCAATAACTTCGGCCTTACCTCCAAAGCCGAACTCCTCGCCTCCCTCCAAGGCTCCACTTCTCCCCACCATCCCTCCCCTATTCC